AAAGTCTTCTTATTTAAATTCGGTAAAAAGATTTTTGATAAGATTACAGAGGCGATGAATCCTGCGTTTGAAGATGAGAAACCTATCAACCCATTTGACTTCTGGTCAGGTGCTAACTTCAAATTGAAGATTAGAAAAGTAGATGGTTTCTGGAACTACGACAAGTCAGAGTTTGAAGCACCTACACCAGTTGCAGATAACGATGACACTATCAAAGAAATATGGGGAAAACAATACCCATTAAAACCATTCCTTGAAACTAGTAACTTTAAATCATATGACGATTTGAGGGAAAAATTCAATCGTGTGATTGCTGGTTCAAAGAATACCGAAACTGCTAGTGAGATAGACCTCCCACCTACTACTAGTAGTCCTGCACCTGTTAAACAGGCCGCAGTCGGTCAAGTTAATGAGGCGTCTAAAAGCGTTGACGATGATGATGATACATTATCGTATTTTTCAAAACTCGCAGAAGACGAATAATCTCTCTCTTTCCTACATTAACTTAAAGCAAAGGGCACCTTTCTGGTGCCCTTTGTCATTTCTGATATAAATATAAGCGTTATGGCCATTTCAATATTAGACCCATTAGTACAGAAACAAGGAGACACCAAGAAGTCTGGTGCCTGGTATCGTAAAGCAGTATCATCTATTGCCGACAAGGTTCAAGCAAGAAACTTAATGAGGAGTGGTCAACTTATCAGTAGACCATCTGGTGGTAGATTAAATCTATTTTTCTATGACCCAAAACTCAAAAAGACTTTACCTTATTACGATACATTTCCTTTAGTATTACCTTTGGACCCGATACCTGGTGGTTTCATAGGTATGAACTTTCACTATTTACCACCTGCAATGAGATTTACTCTTCTACAGAGACTAGATACCTTCTTGTCAGGTGATATGTTAAAGAAGAGTACCAAATATCAAGTTAATTATGATAGTGTTAAGAATATACCAATGGTTGCTCCTACGCTACATAAATATCTGTATAAGCAAGTGAGAAGTAATTTTTTAAGAATTGACGCAACAGAAGCCGCATTGGCTGTATACTTGCCTGTGCAACAATTCAGAAAACAACCTGCGACAACGGTATGGAGTAGGAGTAGACGAGGAATATAAGAAAGTGGCGAAGAGAACATTATGGAGAATGGTGATAGTAAAATGCAGAATGTGGTATGCTGATATACGAGGACATCACGGAATGAAATGGAACTATGAACCTGGAGACCATTATATGCGAGGAAGTAATCATCGCAAAAGTAGAAAATATTAACCAAAGGGGGTTATGAAAAGATTAGACATATCGGATACTACTGCTGTAAGTATGCCGATGAAGAATTTATTAGCCATCATAGCGGCAGTTAGTGTCGGCGTCTGGGCTTACTTCGGTGTATTACAGAGAGTAACCAATTTAGAGACTAAAGCACAATTACAAGAAAAAGATTTAATACAAGCAATAGAAATGCTTGAAGGAGATTTGAGTAAAAATACAGAGTTTAGAATTAAATGGCCAAGAGGCGAAATGGGTAGTTTACCTGCTGACGCCGAGCAATTTATGTTGATTGAGGATTTATATAAGTCTGTGGAGAAGGTAGAGAAACACCTAGACGAAATGAAAAATAATAAAATAAACATTGAGTTTTTACAAAAACAAGTGAACAAGGCGATAGATAGTATTGAAAAACTAAAAGACGCTGATAGAGATATGAAGTATACAAACGGTAATCATAATTAGGGAGATTTATGGTAGAGGTAGTAGTTGCTTTGTTAATGTTTATAGACCACGAAATCAAGGAGCATAGAATCCAAGATACGATGTCGGAATGCCTTAAAGGTAAAAGAGTGGCCGAGAGGCAACTTAAAGAAAAAGGCAGTATACAATACAAGTGTATTCGTAGTAAGGCAGAGTTGGAAAAGAACATAGACGGAAGTATTACGATTAAGAAATTAATTTTAGAATAGGAGAAGACTTATGGCTTATTCAGATAAAGTAATTGACCATTACGAAAACCCTCGTAATGTAGGCACGATGGATAAAGATAGTCCTAGTGTTGGTACAGGTCTAGTAGGGGCACCTGCTTGTGGTGATGTTATGAAGTTACAGATTGAAGTTAAAGATGATACTATTACAGACGCTTGTTTTAAAACATTTGGTTGTGGTAGTGCGATTGCTTCATCATCATTAGTTACAGAAATGGTAAAAGGTAAAACTTTAGATAATGCAGTAGAGATTAAGAATTCTGATATTGCTGAAGAACTTGCGTTACCACCAGTTAAGATACATTGTAGTGTATTGGCTGAAGACGCAATCAAGGCAGCGATAGAAGACTATAAAAGAAAGAGTGTTTAATGGCAATATTACGAGGCGGTAAAAGAATAGGCGGTATGGATATCAGAATTGGTATTCCTAGAGACCGTTCTATGGATAATATCAACCGAGACCCACGATTTAAACAGAGAGCAGGTGGTAATCCTGCTACTACAATAGGTCGTTATCAATCATATGTAAACGAGGCAGAAGGTTTTGCTCGTAAGTCAAAATACTATGTTGTCTTTGAACTACCTACAGGTGGTAAGATATCAGGTGGTATGGACTTTGGTGGTTCAGTACCAGGTGGCGAAGGTATGGTACACGGTAATGATTTAAGAAGATATGGTAACGAGGCGAACTTGCAAAGAAGAGTACAAGCATTTGTTCAATCAGTTACAATGCCTGAAAGAAGTATGAAGACAAAGGCAGTAAAACATAATGGACCTGCTAGACATATCGTTTATGATTATGAAATGGCAGATGTCTCTATGACATTTTACGCAGACAAATATGTAAGAGAAAGAATATTTTTTGAAATGTGGCAGAAAACTGCATTTTCAAATATGACACATAACTATGCTTATTACGATGAGTATGTTGCACCAATTAATATTTTACAAATGGGAAGTGACCCTGGTACGCAAGAACGAGACGGTGCCACTTATGGTGTCAGACTATGGGAAGCATATCCTATTAAAGTTGGTCCGTTAGAATATTCTTCAGAAACTAGTGAGGTTCAAACATTTTCAGTAGACTTTAAATATAGATACTGGTTGAACTTTGCATTAGACCAACAAAACAAATTTCACATAGGACAATCACAATTTAGTAATCCAGTGGTGAAAGCAGGTGATGAAGGATTTTTGAGTAAACTGCCACCTGAATTGAGAAGAGCAGGAGAAGGAGTATTACAAAACTTGAAGAGGTCTTTCCCAATAGGTAAGATAACAGGAGGCAGAGTAATGCCACCATTCAAGTTTGGTCCCCTAAATATATAATACTAAACAATGAGGAAATAATAATATGGCTTTACCAAAAATTGAAGTCCCAACATATGAATTGACCTTACCGTCAGAAGACAAACAAGTGAAGTATAGACCTTTTCTTGTTAAAGAAGAAAAAATCTTAATGATGGCGTTAGAAGAAGCGAATGATACGCAGATGAAAAACGCAGTAATAGATTTAGTGAACTCTTGTACCTTTGGTACCGTTAGTGCCAAAGATATGCCGTTATTTGATTTAGAGTATTTGTTTTTAAATATTCGTGCAAAATCTATCGGTGAAGTTGCAGAGTTTAGAGTATTCTGTCCTAAAGATAAGGTTACACTAATACCAGTTGAGATTGACTTAACAAAAGTTGAAGTACAAGTAGATGACGCACATACGAATAATGTTGTGTTAGATGAAGATAGAAAGTTAGGTATAGTCTTGAAATATCCGACAATAAGCACCGTCCCAATGGGCGTAGATATAGAGAAAAATGTTACAAAAATCTTTGATACGATTATTGATTGCATTGACTACATCTATGAAGGCGATGAGGTTTATAAGTCAAAGGATTCTTCAAAGGCTGAACTTACAGATTTCTTTAATAATCTGAACACAGAGCAATTTACAAAGATAAGAAAATTCTTTGATGAAATGCCTAAATTGAGACATACGGTTGAGGTTGAAAATCCAAAAACCAAGAAGAAGTCAGAGGTTACATTTTCTGGCTTAAATGATTTTTTCGTATCTGCCTCTCCCACGAAAGCCTAGAGGCGTACTACGAAAATAACTTTGCGTTAATTCATCATCATAAATATAGTTTGAGAGAGATTGAAAATATGCTACCTTGGGAAAGAGAAGTATATATTGGTCTATTAGTTAAACATTTAAAAGATGAAAAAGATAAGCGTAAAAGAGAACAAAACGCTAAGAGAGGATAAGATGGCAGATGTAAAAGATGTGAAGGTTGCAGAACCTAAACAGAAAATTAAAGTTGATTTAGAAGTTGATACTTCTATCAAAGACCTAGGTGTAAATCCCTATGCGAAGATAATTCATATGGCAAGAGCCATTGACGCTTGGAGAATATTCCCTAGAGTGTTTATTTCAACATATATCTTTTTACTATACAAAGTAGTAATATGGTATATGGCATTACAATCACCAACTATGGAACAAAGTGGGTTAGTCAGTATCGTTGTAGGTGCTGGTGCTGCCTGGTTTGGTCTATATACAGGTAGTAGAGCAAAAGGTAAATAAGAATGGCCGCAACCACACTAGCAGAAGCAAATGTACAAGAGATACAAAAGATATTTAAAATAATATCTGGTAAATCTATACAAGCAATTAATGGTCTTGTTAAATCAACTCAACCTAAATTAAATAAGTTAGTTGCAGAAACAATAGACGCATTTACTAATAGTCCTTCAATGGTAGATAAGCAAATGAATACACTTGCTGACCGTATGAAAGAGTTGAATATGTCTGTAGATGATTTAACAGATGGTATGAAGAAAGTACCTGCTGATATGCAATCTCTTGCTGACGCATTGAGAACTAGAGAAATTAAGTTAGTAGAGGCAGAGAAACAAGTACAAGCATTAAGAGAACAAGGTGTGGTCGCTGTATTAGATAAAACTGCTGAAGGTGGGGCAAAGGCAGTTGTACTAACACAACAAGAAATAAGAGAAGAAAGAAAACAATTACTCAAAGATGAAAAACAAATTATCAAAGAGAATGAGTTACTAGTTAAGAAACAAAGAGACTTATCTAATCCTACGAGTGGTGTTACACAGCAAGATGTATTAGAACAATCAATAGTCGTACAAGAATTACAAAAAGAAATATTAGAAAAACAAGAGAGATTACAAGGTGACCCTACCAATACACCATCAGGAATAGGTGAAGGTAATCCTGCAATACAAGGTATCGCTGACCAGTTTCTTGCAATCAAAGATAGTATCGTAGGTCCATTTATGGAACTAGGTGAAATGACAAAGAATATTGGTAAGTCATTTAAAGCATTTGGTATGGCATTGATGACACCAATTAAATCACTTAAACTATTAGGTGCCGCTCTATTGACAATGTTGTTACCAGTCGCATTATGGGTACTTGGTATACTTGCTGTTATCGCAATCTTTACCGTTATACTATTTAAATTTCACGCAATCAAAGATGGTATAGTAGAGTTTGGTACAATGATAAGTGATAAAGTAAAAGAGTTTGGCGCATTTTTCAAAAAGAAAATGCAAGAAATGTTAAAGGTTATTACAGATAAACTACAAGCAATCGCTGACTTCTTTGGTGGTATAAAAGATAAACTTATGGAGGCAATACAGCCTGCGTTAGATTATTTAAGTGACCTAGGTACAAAGATATGGAATGGTATTAAAGATGGACTATCTGCTGTAGGTGATTTTTTAATTGATGGTTTCAAAGATATGGTCAATGGTGTAATCAAACTTATTAATAAAGTACCTGGTATCAATATAGACTTGTTAGAAAAGTCAGACGCAGGACCAAGAAAAACTGCTGATGGTGGACCATACGAAGGTTCGTTTGAACAGGCAGAAGATGAAATGGGACTAGGTCCTGAAATAGAAAAGAAAGGTGGCGGGTTCTTTGATAAGATAGGTAATTTCTTTAGTGGTAAAGATGACCTTGTCGCTGAAACTGCTGGTGGTGGTAATGGTCAACCTGTAGTTATCAATACGGTATCACAAAATCAAAACAATACAAATACAGCACCAACAACAATAACTTCAAAGGCAGATAAGAATCCTGAACCAGAGAGTTGGTGGTCAAGAGTAAATCCTTTTGATTAAAAATATAGCACTTGTAATCGGATTGGTGGTAGTAGTGCCACTAATAGGTGTATGGGAAATAGTTAAAAGAAAAGAGTTTATATTTTTAACAATTGGATTAATAATCGGATATTTAATATAATTAGTAAAG